ATAAGGTTGGCGCAGTACGGCTTGACCGTTCGCTCCCGGAAGTCAGCCGCTGCTATATACGCCATCGGATACCTCCGGGGTCTCTATACCGAACTCTTCACGCTTGCGGTAATACCATTCCTTGTCATCGCGTCGGGCCTTGGGCCGCATGTGACCACGGTGCTCCATCCGTAGGTCGGGCATATCGAGGGCCGGAGTCTGGGTACGTGGCCTTTCGAGATCCGAGATAACGACCTGCTCACCATCCACGAAGCCGGTGATGATGTGGTGTGCCGGCCCGAAGCTCATGCCGGGGAGTACGCGGTAGAGACGCCTGATGGGCGATTGTTGGGTCTGACCGAACGTTTCCAGGCGCTCCCATAGCCGCAGGTCAACCGCGTGCCTATCCGTTTGCTCCAGTTGTTCGCGGACATCATCTGGCACCGTCGTCAAGAGCTCATCGGCATCCATCCTGAAATACCAGTCTTCCATCGGTATCCCCGGGGCGATGCGAAGGATCGCATTGAGCTTCTCGACCTCGTTGCCAAGCCAGGGTCCGTCGGGAACGTGGAGCGTGCAACTCATCCCGACCGATAGTGCCGTCTCCACGATAGTCGTCGCTTGGACCGCGCCGCTCACCGGCTGGCGAAGGGCGTTGGGGAACAGGTAGTAGGCCCCGTCTGCTGCAACGATGCCATCACACAGCCTCGAGAGCGAAGCCACCACTGCGGCGAGCCACTCAGGCGGCTCTTCGTACCAATTCAAGAGGGCGTAGATCTTCATGCCCACTTGCTCGCGTAAAGTGCCTGGTCTTCTAGGCGCAGCGCAGCAACACCTGGACGGTGGCCCATCGTCGTATCGCCCCCGATGGGATGAAACACGGGGACGCCCCCGACCCGGATAGCTCGATGGCCGGCCTGAGAGAGCGCGTTCTGGAACTCGTCGTCCCCGAACCAGACGTGGTACCGCTCGTCTATCGGCTGCCAGAACTGCGGGCGGATAGCGAAGCACCAGGGAAGGACACCCTGGGACGTTGGGGTCAGCATCACATCCTGGATCGCGGTGGGCCTCAACTCTGTGGCCCCCGTGTCGGGACTCGCTGCGGCGACGTTGGGCGGGGTGGAGGCTAGAGCGTCAGCCAGGATCCTCAGAGACCCGGGGGGCCAGGTTATGTCGTTGTTGAGTACGAGCATGATATCGGCTTCGATATCGTTGGCCCAGCGGGCCCCGTCGTTCCACATCGCGTAGAACGACCAGCCCTCAGCATCGACGATATGCAGATCCTTGAACCCGCTGAGCATCTCAGCGCCTGTACCAGCGAGGGTTCCCCCGTTGTGCCAGACCCCGATACGGTCTACCTCGTCGTACAGCTTGTTCAGGAACCGCACCGTCATATCGACGTGCTCTTCCGTGAAGAACGCGACGGGGACGACTGCGACGATCAATGGTAGGACGCAATCGTGCGCTTGAGGCCATCCTCGAGCGGCAGGAAGTCATCGGGGAACCAACCTAAGGGCCGTAGGGTGGTCGGATCACCCAGGACGATGGAGTGCTCTGCCTCGCCCGGACGCATAGGGGCATGCTCGATGGTTCCCTCACCCATAAGCTCTACGACTGCCTCAGCGAGTTGGTTGACCGTGGTCTTACGGCCCGTGCCAGCATCCATAACCGATTCGTAGACGCCGTGATCGCGCTCAAGGGCCCTGACGAGGATCTCAGCCACGTCTTCGACCCAGATCATATCCATGATCTGCTCACCGTCGCCGTAGATGACGATGGGTCGGCCCTCTAGGACGGGGATGATGAGGTTCGGCATGATTTTCTTGACGGGATAGGCCTTCTGCCTGGGCCCGTAGACGTTCAAGCCGCGGATAAGAGCGATCTTGGTACCCCATTCCTTGTTCGCCATCAGGGCGAAGCGTTCTGCAGCCTTCTTGGTGATCGAGTAGGGGTTCCACATCCAATGATTCGCTGCGGCGATATTCACCGCCGGGACTTCATAGCGGCGGATCGCTTTGAACACGTTCAATCCACCGAGGATATTGGTCTCGATGGCGGGGAGGGGGTCGTCTACCGTCTCCTGGGTTCCCAGGACACCGGCTAGGTGCATCACAGCATCTGAGGTGCTCACCGCGAGATCGATAGCCGATGCATCTCTGATATCACCGAGGATGTCGCACTCCCGAGTCACACCGAAGGTGATCGGTTCATGCCCGTGGTCTTGCAATGCCTCGCAGGTGTACTTACCGATGAACCCTGTTCCGCCGGTAACGAGAACCCGCACTCATATCCTCCTTAGCCATCCGCCGGGATTCATCCCGAGCATGAAGCGTTCATATGTCCGGTCTGGGGAGAAGTGGTTATCGCGTTCTAGGAATCGCTCCACGGCTACGCCGGGGCCACCATTAGGGTAGAACTCCGAATCGATCCCGTACACATCTACCGCGGTGTCTTCGACCACCAGGTAAGAACTAGGCGTTACCAGTGGGGCATACGCCTCTAGTTCGGCCTCCACATGGAGAGCATCGTGGTCCGAATCTAGGGTAACGAGGCAACTCCGGCCCCCGACTAGCTCATACACCCGAGCAATAACATCCGGGTCTGTGCTCGAGCCAGTGATCCAATGGACCCGCTCGTCCCGCCTCTCTGGCTGTACGGGGTCGATGCTGACTACCTCGCCGTAGTCCGCGAACCATGCGGCCGAGCCGCCTTCTGCACTGCCCGTCTCTACGATGACTGCGGGCTGAACCCTCTCAAGGAGTTCCTTGTAGGCCCACAGATCTGTTGGGTACTTGACGATACATCGACCTTCTGAGTCAAAGATCGTCTGCCAGACACGTGATGCATAGAAGGCCCTATTGGCGTCAGGCCACAGACCCTTTAGCGCGTCTCTTTTGGGGTCTCAGCCTTCTCGGCCCGCTTGGCCGGCGCGGCTGGCTTCCAGCCCTTCCACTTCAGTTGAGCCCTCACACCGTTCGCGTTTACCTCGTCCCCCATCGCTTCATACGCTGCGAGCTCCCGCAGCAGCGCCTCGATAATGGTTTCGTCGTCTGGCATGTCTCTCCTTCCTGGGGCTGGGGGGGCCGAAGCCCCCCCTCCTTGATAGTCCCCAGTTCCTATCCGACCTAGAAGGTCGGAGTCTTGAGGCCAGTACCACCGATGATTGACGTGCCCTTGACGTACCGGGCGAACGTGAACGCGAAGTACCCGTAGGCGTAGATCTTCACATTCAAGTTATCCGACAAGGACGACATATCGACGGTAACCGTGGGAGCCCCAACCTCGAATAGAAGCTGGTCTTCCCTGCGGGTCACGATGATTGTGTCCTGGTCGGTCGACACCCCAAGGTTCACCGGGATGTTCGCGTCGACCACGACGGGGAGACCCTGGATCAATCCAACCAGGCCCGCCGGGATCGTTGCATCACCAATCGACATCGCGTTCCAGGCACTCTGGGCAGCGGGTGCATCTGGCACAACCAGCGGACGCCCTGACGTATCAACCGCACCGATCAGGGAACCCCAGCGTCGGGGAGCCATCACGATGAGGCTTGGGGCCGCGAAACGGTTGGTCCAGATTTGCTGCACAGCATCTGCGATCTTCGGATACAGGGTCGCAGCCGTCGGTGTCGCCTGTGTGTAGGTGACGGAGTTGGTGCCCGACAGGACCGTGATGCCGTTGGTGGCCTGCGTGAGCAGCTGTGTGTCCAGCTGTTTCGCATAGTCCGCCGCGAGATCCTGGCCGATGACGGTATCCGTAGCGGGGTCAGAACGCTCCAGCAACTGCCTGGACACGATCTGCTTACCGGCAACAGTGTTCACCGTGAACGCCAGGTAGTCGGTGACTGCCGAGCCATCCTGGATCGTCGTGGTTTCAGTAGCCTGTACCGCCGTCACAGTGCCCGTGGTAACTCGGGGCACGTTGAACGTCATACCCGTCTCGGGGAGAGCCCGCGGCCCGAGCGCATCGGCGAAGGGCCGAGACGACCGAGCGAACTGCGCGAGCTCGTCGAGGAGGTACTGAGGCGGAACGAGACCGGGACCACCAGTACCGGTGGTAATCGCACCACGCTTCTCAGATGCGACTTCCCGAGCATGTCGAGCAAGCCGCGTCTCGGCGGCAATGTCACCCATGTGCTTGCGGAAGAGGTCACCGAAGAAGCTCCTGGCGGTTCCATCGGCCTCTCGAACGCCCTTGGCGTATGTGCGGGGCTCTTCCCCAACCTTGACCTCGGCACGCGGAACATCGTTGAGCGCCTTGTTCATGCGCTCGATCCTGGCGATATCGCCGGCCAGTTTCGCTACCTCAGCCTCCTTCTCTGAAAACTTGGATTCCAGGTCGTCCCGCGTCTCCTTGTTCGAGTCCGGCCCGAGGCCCTGGAGGGCCGCATTGTGCCGCTCGAACGCAAGCTGGGCGTCAGCGAGATCGGCCTGGAGCTCCTCAAGCGTCTTGATTCCGCTCATGGAGTTTCCCTAACCTTTCTTCCACCTTGGCGAGGGAGGCGCGATATGCAGCGGTCTTCTTCTCCATAGCCGCGTGCCACATAGCGAACTCCTCGTCATCTTCTACGGAGCGTGGCTCCGCTTCGTCTCCCTGGCCCTCTTGCGGAGCGACCAGCGCGGCCTCCACCTCTTCAGGTGGACGACCTGTGACCTTGGCTAGCGAGCGAACCGCAGCCAAGCTCGTTTGGGGATACGCACCCTGCGCCGTAACAGTCACGTCGTAGAGCCCCCCAATGTTGTTAATAGTTCGCATCACGTTGCCATCGTCGTCTGCGGCGAACTCATCCCCGCCTTCGGCAACGTTGAATGCGAACGATCCCTGGTTGATATCGCCCCGCTCGAGGGCGGTGCGAAGGTCTTTGGCCCACGTGTAGTTGCCTACCTGGGCGTCGATCAGCAGCCCGGTGTCGTCTGATGACAGATGAAGGGTGTTGTTCTTCGTCCTAGCGGCCACATATCGCGTGTCATGGTCCCAGGTCAGGTGGACATCGGGATCGGTGGTGAGCACCTCATCGAAGGCGCCTGGGGCGATCTGCTCGCGGAATCCGCCTAGATCGTGAGAAGTCTGGTTGTAGACGGCCGCATAACCCCGGAGGGTGAATCCCTCGTTGGGCCGGCCGGAATGGCGGATTTCGAGTCCCTCAAGGCCCAGGACGCGAATCTCGCGGTCTTGGTCACTCATTCGCATCTCCCTGTGCTGTGACGAGGTTCGGTGCCCCGCCAACCGGTGTCTGCTGTAGCTCGTCGCCGCCCTCCTTGGGGGGCAGGTTTTCCTTCTCTCGAGCCTCGTTCTGCGTGTAAACGCCGGCCTGGATAGCATCGACGTAGGCCGACATCCGAACCGTGAAACTCGGACGAAGGACTGCGGCGGTCATGAACTCGGGGAACAGATTGCCTCCCGATGGGAACAGATCGGCGTCGTTCATCAATGCCATCTCTATCCGGCGGATCCGTGGGCCTAGATCGGCCTGCAAGAACCTATCGAAGTCATTCTCCGGGCTCGTAATCTGACCGGAGTTACCGGGGACAATCCCCAACATCCCGGGTGTGACCCGCATGATGCGGGCAATCTCCTCAGCAGAGAAGCGCTGGGTTTCGATGTATTGCGCATCGCGCTGCGACATACCCGTAGAGATCCAGCCAGCGCCATTCCCGAGCATCCCGGGCCTGTGGGCATTGCTTAGGCCCCCGTGACGCTGCTGCCATTCGGCTGCGAATCGGTCGAGGTCTTCCTGATTGGCGGGTCCGGGGATCGTGATAAACCCCGGCACGCTCGTCCCGTTCGAGTAGAACTGCGATGAGTAGTCCCTAGCGGCGAGAGCGGCTCCGATGGTCTCCCGATACAGCGTGATCAGTGAGACGCCTAGGTCGGCCCCGGGGGTGATCGCCCAACCCCGGATATGCAAGATCTGGCTCGCTGAGACTCGCTCAGACTGGCCCCGGCGGCGGAGTTCGTAGTATTTCCGGCCCTGGTCGTCACGCTTGAGGAACACGTCTGCCGGATTGATCACGAACAATTGGAGGTCGCCTTCATCCTGGACTGGTCGGCGGGCAAAGGCCTTCCAGATGTAGGCATTGCCATCGGTCTCTATCGAGGTGGCAACGTCCTGCCAGAAGGTATAGGCCGATTGGTCCTCATTCGGTGTCTCATTCAGGCGGAACCACTGCCATGCGCTCCGCGCTTCGACCACTTCCGGCTTCTCGCCGCGGTAGACCTTCAGCGGCATCATGCCGATGGTCTCCGTTACCAGCTTGAGCGCCGCTCCAGCGGTTGATAGACCAACCGTGTTCGCGGTGTCCACATAGGGACCGGCGGTGCTCCAATAAGGCGTTCGTTGGGGAATCTCCCACCCCGAAAGCCAATCCCGCTGCTCGATTTCCTTCTTTTTACGCCTAAACAGGCCCATCAGAGCGCCCAATAACTCGTGGGCTCTAACTGAGCGCTGGCCTGATGGACCGCGAGCGCTAGGGCGATGAGTGCTCTTGTCTGTTCGGTAGCCACCAAGCGCCACCCCTGTTCTGTCTCTTTGGTCTGGCCGGCGAGCACTTCACGCCTCAGGGCTTCATCACCGTCATGGACGATCAAACCCGCCGAAATGAGCCTCCAGAGCGTTGCGGTGGCCTCTGCGTACCGAATCGGGGTCTGTGGGGCCTCCATCATCGGGATTCCGGCCTGTTGGAGGATCTCGGCCGACCGCATGAAGTATTTGGGGTCGTAGAGCACAGACTCGACCTTGTACCGCTCAGTAAGCCGACGGATCGACCACTCGAGCCCCTCGAACGACAATCGGCCCTGTTCGGGAGCGGGGATGATCTCAGCCCCTACCGCGATCCTGCCGTCATCTCGAGGTGATGCGATGCCGATTCCGGCCCCAGCACCCACCCGAATGGCCAAATAGACCCTATCTCCGTCCCTTAGACCCCCAACATCGGCCCTCAGGCCGTCCCAGGTCTCGGCCTCAAGCCATGATTCGAGCGAGGCGGGCATCCCACAGACGAACCGCCGCCAGTGGCCCGGTGTCATCGCTGGGGACGATTTCTTCCGTTTCAGGGTCTCGATAGTGATGGCTTTGAGCGGATTTGCGGCCTTGACTTCCTTCAGATTGTCCGGATTGCCGCTCTCAGGCACCGCGTATTCATGGAGCACCGAGTTGGGGCCAAGCGCTCTGAGGAACGACCCCTTGCGGGTTACGGTCCCCGTGTCCCGCATGGTCCGTCTCAGGGCCTCGAACTCCCCATCGGGCTCACCGGCCGTCGAAATGGAGATCAGCTGCCCTCCGCGCTTCTCTAACTTGCCCCGCCAGGTCCGATAGAGGTTCAGATTCCGGTGTCTGTGGAGCTCCTCGAGGATGGCGAGGGTGGGGATAACGCCGTCACCGGTTCTGTCATCAGCAGCGAAGATTTGGGCCCTAGAACCGGATTTCTCGCACTTGATCCGGCGATATCCCTCCTGGCACTTGAACTGCTTGAGCTCAGAACGGTCCACGAACCCAGCTGCGGCCTGATAGAGCCATTCCGCCTGGTCCCTCGAGGAAGCTGCCACGACCACTCTGGCGTATTCCATGAACTCGAGGTGGTAGAGGAGCAGTCCCCCGACGAAAGTGGTCTTGGCGTTCCCTTCGGGGATGACCAAGAGGGATTCTGAGATCCCGGAGAACACGTCAGCGAGGAATCGGGCCTGGAATGTCTCGATTTCCCAGGGTTCGCCGTTATCCAGGAACAGCCCCTTGGCCCAGACCCTGAAATGCGGAACCGTGAAGGGCTGATGGGTTTTTCTCGCCGCGCCGGCTGGGCTTGGTCTTGCTGAGTGATCGTGCCCCTCGACCACCCCCCCTTGATCCAAAATATTCTTTTCGATTGTCTTAGCCACGTCTAACTCTGTTGCGTCCACCCTTGGCGATGTTGTGTCTCTCACAGAGGACTTGTGCGTTCTCATCTGTTGCTCGACCACCTAGTGAGAGTGGGTGTATGTAGTCCACCTGTAGTGGGCCATGGCACCCACCCATGTGGGCATAGACGCACCTCGAGGTGGGAGTGACCATGCGGTGCCTCCTCTGCTGGTGTGCATAACCATGCTGATCCTTGTAGTGGGCACGGGCAGGGGTAGTGGGGTGCCTACCCCTAGGGCAGTGAGGGGCATGAGGCATGGTGGGTATGGGCCTACCGCATGTGATGCATGCCCTGGGCATGAGGGTGGGGGCATAGGGGCTACGCTGCGATGTCATCCTTCACCCTTACCTTCTGCCAGTCTGAGTTAGGGAATGTTTCTATTGCCCCACCACCGAAGGTGACCTGCCACTCCACTAGGTAATCCCCTGGTGTATCGGTATGGGTACTGGTGGGGGTGAACGAGACCTTCCCAGTAGGGGCATCGGTGATCGTGGCAGCAGCGTTCACCTTGACCGCTGCGTCTCCTGGTCCCCACATCATGAACTTGACTGAGGCACCAGCAAGGTTGACCGCTGCACCTAGGCCATCGAAGAGCTGCTCTGCGATGGCAGGGGCTGTGTCACCTTGTTTCCAGTAGAAGTCTGGGCTCTTACGCTGCCAGCGGGTACGGCTCACACTTCCTCCATGCTGTTATTCCCTGCTCCGATAGGTACTGCTTGAGGTGCGCCGGCTAGTTCTTCGCTATCCGATCCTGAGCCCACTAGGCTGGGCACACGGGTTGGGCCTGCCAGTTCGGACGATGTGACCCCTACCCCGACCAATGACCTCTTGTGGGTTGGGCCTCTTACTGGGGTGGCCTGTCCACCGATGAGCGCGGTTATGGTTTGGCCAGACCAGGTGATTTGCCCTTGGGTGGTTACGGAAACGACAACACCGCTTGAGATGGTTACGGTGATGTTCGTTGCCCCAGCCCAAGTGATTTGCCCTTGGGTGGGGGTAATCTTGGTGGCGATTGGGGCAGATTGCCCAGCCCATGTGACTGCACCTGCGGTAGTACCTATCGTGAACTTGAGCGGAAGGCTTTGTCCTGCCCAGGTGATTGCCCCTGCTGTAACGGGGAACCCGAACTGAACCGCGATGCTCGAGCCAGTCCAGGTGATCTGCCCTTGGGTGGTGACGCTGAATACCACCGGCAGGCTGACAGGGAGGTCTTGACCTTGCCATGTGATCGCCCCAGCTGTTGGGGTGATCGTGTATTTCAGTACGAGGGCAGAGCCGGTCCAAGTGATGGCACCGGCCGTTGGGATGATGTTTGTAGCTATGGTGACCGCTGAGCCAGTCCACGTTATGGCCCCAGCGGTAGGGACGATCTTTGTAGCGACTGGTTCGTCTTGCCCGGTCCATGTAACGGCACCCGCAATAATCGGGATACCGAACGCTACAACTACACTTGAGCCCGTCCAGGTGATCTGCCCTGGCGTACTGACGGTGATAACAACATTGCCGCCAGTCGGTTCCTGAAAGGCGTCTTGTTGGAAGGCGTCTTGTTGGAAGGCGTTTGCCATTCCGCCTCCCAGCTATTAGGTAACGGTGCCGGTAAACAACCCCGATGCGCCAGTGGTGATGGTAAGCGTGTTCCCAGCGGTGACGGTCGTATTGCCTGCCCCCGTGCAGTCGATGTACCCGATAAGCGGCGAGGTGGAGGCCGTGCCAGTGTCTTTCCTCAGCACGGCATAGCGGAACGTGATCCCGGCACCCGATGCCGTCCAGATGACCGTGGTGTCGTCCATATCGAAGGTGTTGATATTGCCGCCAGCCGTATAGACCACCGTTTTACCGGCAATGGTGATACCGCCGGCCGTGTAGCCGTTGGCCGTGGTGAGCTCGTTAGTCGCGTCATCGAAGAAGTCGTGCACGTCGATGTCGGGCACATAGGTCGTGTTATGCAGAGAGAACTTGATCGTGTCCGTCAAGTAGTCGATCGGTGTACCGCCGCCGGCTGTACCACCCGCGATGTTCGCCCCAAAGAGGCCGTATAGCTGAAGTGTGGACATCTAGCCTCCTAAGCCTGTAGCCAGGATGTTACATAGTCGATTGTGTAGGACGCTGAGGTACCACCGTTCAGCGAGAGGCTCACATATTGGCCGGCTACCGCTGTGTTGTCCCATGTTGCCGAGACGATGCGATCACCGTCACCCATCTGAGTGCCGGTGAAGCCCATCGCACCGATGAGCACACCTGAGGCCGAGACGGTACGGACCATCGCCCGGACGAACAGGATATTGGCCGAGGCAGTCGCGGCCTGGGCCACGGTCTGCGCCAACGCACACCGGGAGGCATCAGCCGTGGTACGGGCTGAACCGACGCGAACCGTAGCGGCGAACAAGGCCGTACCGGCGGCGGTCTTCTCAATACCGACTTCCCAACAGTAGACCTGTCCGGCCTTCATCCCGTAGGAGGGGATGATGATATCGGAACTCGTAAGCCATGTGTCGGCAGCAAAGCCGGTTTGCTGCACCACCGAGGAGTTGCTGGAGATGGCACCACCTCTGGGCGTACCACCGTCATCGATGACTGCCAACCTCTTGGCGGTGGAGTCAACGAACAGCACGGATTTGCCCGCCGCTGGTGTAGTAGGCCCAGCTTGGTTATCAATCAGGATATCTGCCATCAGCCTCTCCCTGTAAGGACTATTCGAGAGCCCACGAAATCGTCGCGGATCATCAGTCGTGCAGACTGTTCCAAGATTCCCCGGCCCTGAGCCTCGAGGGTCAGGCGGTCTAGAACGTTAAAGAAGAACCCCGCAGGCATACGGAACGGCGTGGTGAATGAGAATGGATGGCCGACGATGTTTGGAACCCGCGTATCAGTCCAGCCGAAGACGTACATCCGGGCTGTGCCGGCCAGGGTGAGTCGATCTGTACCGTCGAGTGGTACGCGAACAAGGTTGATCCACTCAGCATCGGTGACAACGACTGTCCCTGTGGGATATGCGATGGCGTGCTGGTCGTTCCAGGCCGAGGGTCTTACGAGGGTGGCGTCCCCACCATCAGCTATCCCAGATACGAACTTGTGGGTTACGACACCCATCTAGGGGGCCTGGAAGAAGCCGGTGTCATCTAACACAATCTCCCCCGGTGTGCTCTCGTCCCTGAAGATCAAGAAGGCGCGGCATGTACCTTCGGCCACGGTGCCAAACCACAGCACCCATACCGTGTCGTCCATGACATAGAAGCCGTTGCGCTCGATCTCCTCGCCGTAGTACGTCGGGTTGCCTTGTGCATCCCAACACCGTGTGGAGACCCAGACATGATCCCGTCTACCGATGTGGCTTGTTGTGGCTGTGAAGGTGACTGGGGTGGTGCTTGTCAGCGTCAGGTCGCCCTGTGGCTGGGGAGCGGCTGCGAGGAGCAACGGGACGATCAGCAAGAGAGCCAGGGACCGCCGCATCACTCGCCAACCACGCCTTGGCATTTCGCGTTGCCGGTTCCGATGTCCGGTTTGTAGACCTGGACCGTGAATGAGCCCGGGGTGGCGACATAGCCGCTGATCGGGTCGAACGGATCCCAGAACTCGTAGTAGCCGGGGAGCATTCCATCCGATGCCCACCAGCGCGGCAGCGTTGTGACCCCATGACCAGTCGCGTCTAGTGGGCCAATCCCAGCATTCGGGTGAGCCCCATTCGACGGGTCTCCAACCCAGTTGACCTTCACCCAGTATGTTGCGCCCGGAACGCCGTTGAACACCTCGAAACTCCACGTCCCACCCGCATTCAACGCGGCAGCAGAGATAGGCTGATTGACCTGGCAAGAAGTATTGGCGGCATGCGCCGAGGGCATTAGGGACAGGGCAAACAGAAATGCGGCGATTGCTGATTTCAGACCGATCTCCTTAGAACAGCAGCAGGAGCCGCCTTGTGGCTGGGCTCTCAGTGGGCGGGGGTGGTGTCGGTGTGGGTGTAGGCGTAGGGCTAGGGCACCAGTTGGGATTGTTCGGGTTGAGCTCCCAACAGGGCTTAGGGGCGGCAGCCAGGAGTGGCAAGGATGCTGCTATGGCCCCGATACCGAAGAACTGGCGGCGGGTGTATCTACTCGCTGTCATCCTCGAGACCGCGCTTAAACTCAGCCCTTGAACGGCCTACCCCACGGGCTAGTTCTGGGAGCTTCTTAGCCCCGAAGACCAGGACTAGAAACGCGATGATGCCGACGATGATCCACTCGTTCATGGGGTTCACTCCGGGATTTGAGACAAAGCGGCTACCCGCCGGGGCCATCGTACATACGTTCGAGTAACCTGTCAAGCCCCTGCGGGGGTGTCCCCCTTGGCCTCGGCGAGGGTGGCGCGGGCACTCTCAACAGCCTCGTCCCAGTCATGCTCCAATGCATCCGCTATCCGGGTAAGCACCTGCATCAGTCGTTCAAAATCGGCCTGGATATGGTCGTAGCGCACGACCACACTGAGATCCTCGTCTTGGGTGAACCACGGTTCAGCCATGTGCCTCCCCCAACTCAGTCTGGCCCGCTATCTCTTTCTCTAGCTGCCTCAGCCGGCGTAGCTTCTCTTGGAATTCCGGATCTTGTTCTGCCCAGGCTTCTACGATGATGTCACTGGCTTGTTCGAGAGGAGGGCCTACTCTTCGAAGAGAACGGGCGGCGAGTCGAAGCCGCCAGCGCATCCGTTTGTGCATACCTGACGTAGCCACATCACCAGTGGGGTCTCCGAGGGGTGCTCCGGGTCGATTGATACCCAGGCCGTCACCCCCGGATGTCTTACGAAAAGC